CGTTTACAGAAAAAACAAGGATTCAATATGCCAAAGAAGAAGGGCAGGAAGAGCAAATTCACAGCACCAGTAAAGGAGCGCATTATCGAAGCACTCCGAGCGGGTACTACTTATGAGATCGCTGCGCAGTATGCAGGAATCTCTCGTTCTACTCTCTACGAATGGATTAAGAAGGGAGAAGGCTTCGAGAGCGGAGTATATCGTACTTTTTACGACAATATAAAAAAGGCAGAAGCCGAGGGAGCGGTCGTACACCTTGGGACCATCTCCCAAGCATCGAAGAAAGATTGGAAGGCCGCTGCATGGTTACTTGAGAGAAGGCATGGATACTCCAAAGAAGGAGTAATGCGAGCGGAAGAGCAAACCAAAGAGATCGAACTCCCATCGAATATGCTCGAACTACTGAAGATGCAAGCAAAAGAACTCCGGGGCTCGATGGCCAAAGCAGAATCGAGCGAATCTTGGCAAGCCTACGCAGCCCTCCAGAGGCAACTCCTGCAGGTAGTACAACAGATAAGACAGATCGAAGCCGAGGAAGGTATGGGAGATGAACTCGAAGGCTTAACGGATGAGCAGTTACTAAGCGAGATTACTTCTGCTATTGTATCTCTACCTCCAATCCTTAGACAGAGGCTCGAGGGTACGATACAATCTATGCAAGATGTAATCCCTCTCAAGGTGAAAAAATGACAGTATTCCATATCATTATAATCTCTGCGATGAGCGGGGCTCTTCTCACTACTGGAGCGATACTCGCGATAGAGAACCGCTCGAAGCAATGGGATAAGATCTCTACAGATCAATCTCAAGTAATTAAGGGCCTTGCAGATCTTCAAGGAGAGATGCAGAAGGGGAAGATCGATCTACAGAAGAATCTAACCGCTCCAGACCTTATCGAAGTTCCATGCTCGGAGCAGTTTATAGATAAGAATGGAGAGGGCCTCTGTAGAGAGATGTTCTGCAGATTGCAAACGAGAGAGGGAGATGGAGCCTCCCAATCGGAATGCGAAGAGATTGCGAACCTAAATAATACAATCTCGATTTTAACAGAATGTAAAAATATGGAAGTAGAGATCGATCAATGTATAAAAGTACTCGATACGAGAAAATAGATTGCTACTGCGAGGCTTGCGATTGCGATCCCTGCGATTGTGATGGGGTATGGGATGAATTTCGGATACTGGGTACAGATGCAACTACAAAAACACGACAAGAGCCTAACATGGTTGGCTGGAAGGATAGGCTCGCATCCTTCACTCTTGTGCAAGTGGAGGGCAGGCTTATCGAACCCAAAAACAGAGTACTTTTTTCTCGTATGCAAGGAGATCTCCCTTCTACGGAAAGAACCCATCGAGAAAACGATACGAGAGGGAGCGAGCGCGATGGGGATTAAGTTCTAATGAGCATCCGGGATACTACAAAGAACCTAAGAAGGCTACGCAATAGAGCAACGCAGAATCCTCTAGCGTACTTCTGTCCTACTCCTCCTCAAGAGGCTTGGCTTCGAGATAAGAGTAAGATAAAACTCCTACTCGGAGGAAACCAAGTAGGCAAAACATATGCCCAGACCGCGGAACTCCTGTACAGATGCCTTGGAAACCATCCTTATCTCGAAACTGATCCTCCTCCGATACAGGCTTTCCTAATTACCCATTCTCATCAGCAAAGCATCACGATCCAAGAGAAACTCTATGCAATGTGTCCGAAGGATGCTCTCCATCCTTCCTGCGAGTTCGTACCCGGTAGGGGCTTCCGAGGTATCCATCCGGTAGTAAGATTCAACAATGGAAGCATGATACACGTTAAGACCGCTAATCAAGGGCTCGGATTGGCCTCTGCAACACTTTCGTATGTGGCCATCGACGAACCTGTTAGTAGAGAGGTCTGGGGGGAACTTATTAGCCGCGTTTTACGAGGAGGAGCGGGAGGAAGTACCGGTACAGTAGGGATAACCATGACCCCAGTGGGGCAGGATGTATCCTATCTTAAGCAATTGGTAGATGAGGGGAGAGTATCTTGTACGAAGGCTCCCCTCACCGTAGAGAAAACTACTCCAAAGTACTGTAAACCGATAATCTCCCAATCTCAGATCGATAATATCTCTCAAAACTATCTCCCCATAGATAGAGCAGCGAGGCTTAACGGAGATTGGGTAGTGGGTATTCCGGAGGGGAGAGTATTCGATCAATTCTCGGAAGATATGATCTCGAAGCAATCCGCTCCAATGGGAAATTACTCTTTCTGCGTAGGGGTAGACCATGGGAGCCAACCCAATGCGCAGGTAGCAATCCTCGCAGCGGTAGAGATGAGCGATCCGAGCAAGCCTTGGGTATACGTATTGGATGAATACGTAAGTGGAGCAGCCCCTCCAGAGGCCCATGCTCGAGCGATACTGGAGATGCTCTCTCGAAATTCTATCGAGGCTGCTTCCTGTAGATGGACCGGGGATAATATCCATTACGGAGGCTCCGGAGGTGGGAAGATGAGTAACTCGCTCCTCATGAAGGCCTTCGAGAGAGTAATGGGCTATCCTCAAGGGAATCTCCCCTTCCGTATTAGAACGATAAAGAAGCCTCGATATAGTGTATACTATGGCAGTGCTAGGCAATTCTTTATCCATCCGAAATGCGAGAGGTTAATCCTATCGCTCCAACGGTGGACAATGAAGCGCAACCAATCCGCTCGATCGCGTGATGAGTGGGGTCATTCAGTCGATGCTCTCCGCTATTGTATCGTACCTACCTTGGAATCAAGTAAAGCAAATATCCCCGGTAAACTTAGGATCTACTAATGCAGTATACAAATATCCCTATGAAGCCCTTCGCTCCTTCCCCAGATGAGCAAGAAAGATGGAACCATACCGCTCTCCGCAAGCGTATGATAATCGGAGCATGGGAGCAAGATCTCGAGGATGAACTCTCGAGGCATCTTCCCGCAGATCGTAGAGAAGCATGGGGGCCCGCAGATCTTTCCTCGAATCCCTTCGAGCAGATTACTAGACAATTGAGCGTACTCTATCATGAGATACCCGCGGTAACCAATCTTAACGGAGATATCTCCGAGTTAACTTCGAGAGAGGGACTAGTTACGAAAGCAGGCCTCTGGCAACTAATGCAGAGAGCGCAGCAGATGGTAATCGGACTCCGAGAGAGCGCGATTAGAATAGATGTTAATCCTCATGTAGAAGGGGCTCCAACCCTTGCACCGGGTATCCAGTATCGAATCGTTACTCCGGATATGCTCTACTGCGAAGCCCATCCAGATCAACCGGATATCCCTGTATACTACCAAGAGGCTAGGCTTCGAGATTACGAAGGTAAAGCGGTATGGGTTGCAGATGTGCTCGATATCCGAGATCCTAAGATGCCTGTTTTCGGTATGTATATAATCGAGAAGGATGGATCTCTCGGAATGGATGTATCCGAATATTATATGGGGCATCCTACTCACAGAGGGGAAGATTACCCCTATCGAGATGGAGAGGGTAATCCCTTCCTCCCTGTAGTGCTCTACCATGCAGAGAAAACAGGATTCCTATGGGATTCCTATAACGCATCGCAAATGGTCTACGGTTCTCTAACTTCTGCGGTACTTTATTCGATGTGGGTACACTTGGTTCGCGAATCGATCTCCAAGTACGAGATGCGAGTAGGACTTGCCGCGGGGCTTTCTCCAAGCGAACTTAGCAGAACCAATGGAGACCCTCGAAGCGGGTATGCTCTGGCAGTATCGAAGAGTGGACAAAGAGAAGCGCAAAAAAAATTCGCTCCTATCTTCCGCTTGGGAGATGAGGAACTACTCGCTAAAACTGCGATGCTCGCTAATCGCTTTCTCGGTACAGACCTTCCGGAGGATGGATATCGAGTAAGTTACCATTCAATGCCATTAACCCCGGAAGAGATGCGAGCGCAGAGAGAGGATATAACCGCAAAGATGCAAGCGGGGCTAATCTCTCCAGTACAGGCTGTAATGATGATGTATGATGATATGGACGATAGAGAGGCTAGAGAGTATCTTCTGCAGATCCGTAGAGAGAGAGCGGAGTTCCTTTAATGTATTGCGATCAATGTAACGAACCCATCGAGCAGATAAAAGATTCTATCGTAGAGTGGATATCCTCCGATGATTGGGCTCTCGCTATGTATATTCGGTTAGTCCATCCAGGATGCTGTTACTATGAGAAGCGCAGAGAACTCCTCGAAGAGATGCAGGCTAATGATCATTGGCTCCCGGTAATCGATATGGAGAGCCTTCTCGAGATTGCTTGGGAGATGCCTTGGGATAACAAGAATCTAGCAGAATCGCAGTTTATTCGATATATTAACGAGAGAAACCACCAAACCAGAGGTACAGATGAAAACAATTGAACACGAGGGGCAAACCTTTGTATTGAAAACAGAGATCGAGGCTGCTTTTAAGGAAAGAATCTCGAAACTTTCTGCGAGAGCAATCCAAGCGGAAGAGCAAGCGAAAGCACTCCAAGAGAATCTCGATAACCAATCTGGAGAACTCGAGAAGATCTCCAAACTCCAAGAGAAAGTAACTACCCTCGAGGCATCTCTACAGGATGCAG